ATACAGAAATATATTGACATCTTTGATTTGTATAATTTACTAAAGATGCGGATGATTCTAATACCGATTGTATACTTGATGATAAACAAGATAAAAAGGCAGTGCTTGATGTATAAGCATAATTATATACACTTGCAGTTCCATACAAAGATGTCAATGAAGAGGACACACTTTGAGAAGTTTGATAATATGAAGATGATGCAAAATTAAATAGAAGACTATAATTTTCAGACGCAACCGAACTTGAATCCGAACAAGATGTCAATATAGAATTGAGACAATCTGAAAGAGAACTGCTAAAACTTGAAGTTAAATTAGTATTTAAACTAGAAGAGTATTGACTTTCAAATGTAGGAGTAGAACTTGCAGTATTATAAAACGATGTTTTTATACTTGAAGTAGGCGTAGTATAAGTATTTGGGACCGAATAAAACCAAGTTCCACCTTCATTTTGAAATGACGCAGATGCAGATGCAGAATCTATCAAGTAATTACTTGAAGTTCCATAATAACCAACTGAGCCGGTTCCATACCAATATAGTCCTGATGTTACAGATTCGTTTCTATAATTCCAACTTACACCTATACTATCACCGCCTGTTGCATATCTTCCAATACCCATTTCCCAACTTTGACTGATTGGATATGCATAAACTGTATAATTTAATGGAATCTCATCAACTTGAGTTGCTTTAAGTTTTAAATAAAACTTGATATCATCGGTATTTATATCTCCAGTTATTATAGATGAAGAAATTTTAGATAAATCAAATTTTAAAAGTATTCTACTTAAATCAGGATTGTTTATGTAACTATAATATGGTTGATAAACATCAGCACTTCCGCTTAGTTGACCATTTATAGATCCATTAAATTTATATAAAGTTCCGCTCGCATAACAAATGGAACCTGTAAATGAAGATGTTAAACTTCCAGTTACTGTTCCTGAAAAATGACCACTTGCATTTGAAAAATTTGTTAATGTAATGGGTCCGCCATTATAAGAACCTGATAATCCTCCATTAAACATCGAAGCACTAAAGTCCGCAGATTTTGATACATATAATAGAGCATAACTATCACCACCATAGATATTACCTATCACAGATCCGGAGTAATTAACGAATGATTGACTGTAATTTCCTGTAATAGATATGCGAGTATAATTGTTTAATACTCTAGTAAGTTGAGGAATAGACTTCAACTCTAGAATTTCATCAATTCCAAAGTTTTTATTCTTATACGAACTTTCGTTGTTGATATACGTATCTTTTTCTGGATATAAGAATATATGCATATTAATTTACATTTCCTATTATGTCTATATCTGGATATTTGACCTCAAACACACATGGGTCCAATGAAGGATATATTATTTTATTCTTTGTTGCGGCATTGATGTCATATTGATGTGGAGAATAATTTCCATCTTCGGATGTTAAATTATAAACACTCAATTGTGCTAGAGATTGAACACCTTCAACTCTTGCGATTTCTAATTCTAATTGACTTAAATTAATTGGTTGGGAAAATCCCCATTTATCAATATCAAAAAACTCCTTGACTTTCTGATTACAGTAATTTAAAACATCTCGTTTGTTATAATTGTTATAAATTACAATGTTATACTTGACACCGACATTAATTATGTATCCGTCAATTATATTAATTCCGTCAGTGAGTAATCTGTATTTTGATAAGTATTGTTTTAAATTATAAGATAAAACATCATTTATCGGAGTTAAATGTTTTTGAGAATCGTATGATAACACATACAAATTAATGGAGAATGGATTACTTATATCGTAATTAATCTTTCTAAAATAATTTTCGATATCATTTGTAACTCCCGTTGCATTATTGTTGTAATCTACAAACCCACTAACATTTTTTTGTAAATTAAAATTTAAATCTGTATCAGATTTTACGTATGCCTTTGCTACACTTCCAAATCTGGAAGGCATGGATAATGATCTAAGAACATAATCATCTTTAGTAACTGCTCTGTTTTGAGAAACAAATGTTGATGTTGCATTTTGACGTATTTCTTCAACACTTTCACTATCCTTCCCACCAGTCGCTGCGATATAGTTATTAACTCTTAATGATTGCACCATCGTGTTAAATAAGTTTTGTTCGACTGGATTTAACGATGTAGAATCGTTTAACAATTCATAAGATTGTATTCTTATGATTTCATTTACATTACAGTTAGACAATAATCCTCCACCAACGATGTAGTTTATTGTTAAAACTGTATTTGAAGGTGATACACCATACGTATTTGTTTTTAAAAAATTGCTACTATCAAGTGAAATATCAATGTTTTCAATATTAGACAATCCTATTCCAATAACATTTGAATTTGGATATACAATTTCATCTGAATTATTATCAATATTTGCACCAAACTCTAAATATGTTATGTTATTAGCCGTAATATTACGTGTAAATTTCTTAGAAGTCTTCAAAGACTTCATAATCTTAGGAACTTCTGTTTTATATATATAAAAACTTCCATCATTCGTCTCTATATTATCAATTTCAGTAAAAATTACGTCTTGTGCCAAATAATCGACTTCATACCACTTGTTATTTTCAGAATCTCTTACATCAATAATTTCCAAAACATCAGTTTCATCAAATTCTACTTTATAAAACGGAGTAGCACTTCCAACGGAAACAGTTTTTGTAACTATTCTACCCGCAAACGCTTTTGCGGTTTTTCGTATTAAGAAAAATTGAGGGACGCCAAGAGAATCTCTTGAATATACTGAAACTTCTCTTGGAGAAAACTTCGTATCGACTGAAAAATCTACTGGGTCACTTATAAGATATGATTGTCCAGATATATTTTCGAGTTGCATGTATTGCCGTAATGACAAAGCATACTTATCGTCTGGAATATAGTTTCCATCACTATCAATCTTGGACGGAACCAATTGAAACAATTCTATTTCAGTTACCGCAGACTTTGCCGCGTATGGTTTATAACCCAAATATTTAGCTAGGGTTAAAACATTCTTCCTTTCCTCTGCAAATGGAAGTAAACTTTCCTTGAATTGATAATCAATATAGTAGGATAAAACATCGCCTACATACGCTGCCTGTTCAATAAACATTGTTCCAGGTGAAGCATCACTAAAATCTTGATAACTTCTTGGATAATAATTTTTAGCAAAATCAATCAAACCTTGCTTAAAGGAATTAAAATCCCTATTAAGATATCTGACATCTTTGTTTAGTGGTTGAAATGATTTTTGTATAATCTCTGGCATAAAAATTATATATTATTAGTAGTTACAAAAGAGAAACTACTGGTTTGTTTGTTAAATGTAAATTGCACGTTCACCCTTATTATATAATTATTGGTATCATTGTCTTTTTGTGCGGAAGAAATGTCTAAAAACACTTGATTTACAAAAACATTTGGAAACCACGTCTGAATATCTTCTTTAATTATATTTTTTAAGATATCTTCAAAATCATCGGTTCGTTGTTCGAATAGAAAATTATACAATCTAGTTCCAAATTCTGGATTAAATCTTCGTTCAGATGGTCTTGTTAGGAAAAAGTTAAGCAAATTAGAACGTATTTGAGTGAGTGAATCATATGATTGTTGAAAATACCCACTGTTACCACGCTCTATTGGCAATGTTAATCCTATTGTAGAGTTTGCCATAAATTATTGAGATTGAACCATTCCTGTAGGTATATTACCCGATTTTTTCTTATTATCGACCGCTTTCATTAATTTTCTATAATCTCGGTTCATTACATTCAATACCTTTGACTGTTCCTCATTTACCACTGACGTAGGTGTGGGTGTATCAATATTAATAGATTCATTCAAAGGTTGAGAATTTAATATGCTTGAATATCCAACGAAAGATCCTTCTTGAGGAACACCCCCAGTAGTTTCATTCAAAATTTGATTTAACATCTCATTATTTGTATACTTTTTATATTGTTTTTGAGGTGCGGGTTGTTTAACCTTCTCAGAAATAGGTTCTTTTTCTATTTTTTGGGTCGGTTCTACCTTTACGTTATTAGACAATACTTCAGTCAATATTTTTGGAATCATTGTAGGTAAAACTACCTTCAATTCCTCTTGGATAATTGATCTTACGATGGATTTAAATTCTTCTGTTTTCATATACTATAATTATCAAATAAAATTCGAATATTCATTAACTTATTAATGAGGTTGGATTAGAAGCGGCATTTGTGACAGATCCGGCTACATTACCTAAATTTTGAGTTGATGGTAATTGATTGCATGGAAGTGTAAAAAATGGTGGTTTTGGTATTTCCGGCAGATTAGGTAACATATCTTTAATATTGGGTAACGTAATTGGTTCGTTCAACCACAATTTAACCTTTTCTTTATAACCAGGAAAAGGATTTAATGCTGATAATGTAGGAACTTCAGGTATTTTGATAGATGGAAGTGATGTTAGATTAGATGATGGTAAATTCAAAGACGGAACTTGTGGCAATGACGGAATACCAGGTGCCGTTGGAATAAATTGAGTTATTCTATCTGTCAATTCTTGTTTACTTGGTAATTGAGGTAGTGGAATATCAGGTAGTGGAGGCATCGGTAATTTATCAAGTGATGACAAAGGAAAAGTTGTGCAATCAATTTGTGCCTTTTCATATTTCAATCCGGCAACGTTTTTAAGAGGTTCCGTTTTATTTATACTTGAGACCGTATTAGTTATAGATCCATTCGCTTTATTTGATATTCCAGATAAAGGGTTTGATGTCAGTGATGGTGGAGATGGAAGTGAGATAGACATATATTTATATATAATTTACTCAAAATTTATTAAATTATTTCCCTCCGTAGGTTGGGTCTGATTTAAAATAGATTCCATAGTCATAATATTTTTTGTAAATTTATCACTTAAATCAGCAGGATTTTCACGACGAACATTACTAAATGGTGTAGATTTATATCCGCCAGGAACTCCTTCTCCATTATACGGATTTATATTAGTTTTGGAAACTAAAGAAGAATATACACCAGGAGCATAACCACCACCTGTTAAAAATACACGTTTACTTAAAATGATGCCTAAAGAATCTCTTATTTCTCTTAATTTTACTTGATCTCCCGATTTTTCAACATTACTTGGAACTGCATTCAATGTGCTTACCGGAGTTGCATTCAAAGTAGGGTCTAATCCAATGGTTTTTGTAAGATCCAATGGAGATGGATTTGCTATGCTAGTTAAAGCCGCCATAGTTCCATCATCTGCTATTCCTGTAGATATTCCTTCCTCTGTAAAAGGAGGAACATTTGGTCCTGTCGGTCCACCACCAGAACCGCCATCTGGATGAATGTGTGGGTCAGGATGAATATGTGGATTTGGATGAATATGCGGATGTGGGTGGGTGTGATTCATTCCATGAGTATGATCCAACAACCAATTACATAAATCATATAACCAATCAACTAATCTTTGTCCCAAAACTGCGGGTTCATTTGTTTGATCATATTCTCCCAGATATATTACTGGAGAATTTAACACAGTTTTTGTATTTGAAGTAATAACAATTTGATTATCAGCATCAACTGTAAATTCATCATCCGTAGTTACCGCATATCTTTTTTTACTGAAATGAAATGTTTCGCCTGCTTTACTGCTGAATATTAATCTATCACTATTTACAACAATTTGATCCCCAGTCAATTTTGGATATTTAAACAAAGAACAACCTGTAGGAGAAAATTGTTTTATTTCTTCGTTTCCTTCTTCAAATATTTTCTTTTTGACAGTTGGTATAAATGGAGATTGTGTCAATCCAGAAGTAATGTGGATTGAAGAACCATCGTTATTAACATCTTCTGTTACAAAACCTCCTGGATTAGCTTCCGTCGGAGTATTTTTAATTGGTCTCTGACGGTTTCTAATTAAGATCATTGGATTCCCACCACCCGCTGGTTTATTTGTATACGGATTTTTTATTTCGTTATAATAATCTTTATATTCTTTTGCACCTGTATCGTTATTTCTATTAGAATCATATGCAGAAAATCTTATTGATTGACCAAATCTACTTTCTAATACCGTATCACCTTCATATTTTTTAATACTTCTTACATTTTTGTTTGCTAAAAAATATCTTCCCAAAGCTCCTTTATCATCGTTTCCCGCATATTCCATGGAAATTAAAACTGATTCCGGACCTTGATATGGTTTTAATTTTTCATTCGGGTTTGTTCTTTTTTCAACGTTTTTGTTATTGGGACCGGCGGTTCTTTCCTTTGAAAAATCAGCGGAATTATTTATAAATCCATTTAGAATATTTAATTTTCTAGTATAATATAACGTTTTAAAATATCTCCCAACGATTACTGTTTCATTTACTAATGGATATTCTATTATTCCAGTATCTTCCATCGGAATTGCCCAGTCATTAATGTCATCTTTATTAACTTTATAGGATGAAAATAATGGTCGGACCAAAACACGACCTATCCAAGAATAGTCAATCGCATTTTCAGCTAATTTACCTTCGGTATTTTCTGGAACTGATGTATAATCTAATTTTACCGTTTTTGTTTTAAAAATCGGATGGTTCTCATCTAAGATTACGTCTAAAACAACGGCAGGCTCCAGTTCATAGAAGTATTTGTTTTCGTCAATATAAGACATAATTATTTCTTGGTAAATTCAATTGGGGTATTTAATTCTTTAGTTATTTTTTCAGCTTCTTCCATCAATTGTTTGCGTTCATCGTCTGAAAGTGCAAATCCCGATTCACCTTCTCCATTTTGATTTGTAGAACTTACTAAACGTTGAACGATTGCTGCAAGTTTTATCAACTGTTCATCATTGCGAACACCTACATCTAAATAATCTTTAATTAACGGCACAATGACTATCGCATCATTGGCCGTTTTTATCATACTACGAAGGTCGGAAATCAAAATATCTATTTGATTTCGTTTGTCATCTGAATTGACAACAATATCTTTAAGTACAGAAGAATATTTCTTACCTTTATATAATTCAAAATCTAAATCCATATACATATATATATGGATTATTGAAGATTTATTTAGTATAAATTGGACTGTAAAGACCCTTTGTTTAGATATGCCTTTGTTATAATATTTTGATAGTGTTTCATTTTATTTATAACCTTGGTTATCTGTTGTGTCTTACATGAACTTATTTCACGAATATAAAGATATAATGACTTTTTATTGAACGAATCGATTCTTCCGCCATTTCTAAATAGTTCAATAACGGCATTCGCAATTCCTAAGTCTCGTTCTTTGGTAAAAATCTTATGTATATTTTTTTCCCAATAATCTATCATAAGAGCCATAAACTCAGACATTTCGGTATTTTTATGATATGCATCTTCTACTTGTAAACATACTGCAGATTCATCGGGAGTATCCGAGATATTTACATGTTGATTGAACTTCTTATAATTTCCGTTGTTGTGGAAAATTAAATAATTTTTGGCAACTATGCTGAAATAACTAAATGCTTTACCTTTACCCTTTTCAAATTTATGCATATTTGCTACCAAATGTGCAACCGTTTCTTTTTTGATCTCAGATGGACTATTATCAAAATAAGTAAATTTAAAGGTATTGAATATATTTTCAACCAATTTATCAAACGCATTTTTTATATGCATTTCATATATATTATTACGAATATTTTGATCTTCTTCTTCGTTATATAATATAATATATTTTTCGGTATCATCTGTAAAATACATTTTACTTACAGATGCCTTTCTTTTCTTTCTTTTTTTAACAGGAGCAACTTCTTCTGAAATCGTAACTTCCTTTTCAGGAACAGAAACTTTTGGTTTCTTTATGGGATTCTTTTTGAGAATTGTTTTAATTTTTACTTTCTTTTTTGTAGTTGGTTTTACTACTTTTTTAACCTTTTTTAGTTTCTTAATTTTTTTCATTCAGTCCTCTTGTTTAATTTTTCAATTAACTTTAGTATTTCAGAAAAAACAAAACCTACATCATCATCTTTTTGAAAAATTTGTCTATCATCAATTTTCTTTAACTGTTCTAATGTTGCACTTACATCATTTTTGTATTCCTCTATCCAATTAGATAGTGTTTCAACACGGTCATATAATCTATCCACTGACATGCTAAAATATACATTTACGCATATAGATACTGTTAATAGTATCGTCAAAACTATTATTGTCATAATTTATTCCTCGTCATCATCATAATCGGAATCATCTAAGTATTCCTCCAAATATGATATTGCTTCATCCACAAGTTCCCAATCTTCGGTTTTATATGAAGACTTTAATAAACTTAAAATTTCTTTAATATCTGCTTGGTCCATAATTATGCTGATATCTAAATATAGTATTCAATATGAGAAAATCAATAAAATTTTTAATTTTAATTTAAAAACTAAAATATCCCTTCAATCCGTCAGAGGATACATTTACTTCTTTTATTACTTCTTTCTCAACAGGAACTTCTTTAATCACCTCTTTGATAATCTCCTTTTCTACCGGCACTTCCTTCACTACTTCTTTCTCAACAGGAACTTCTTTAATCACTTCTTTTGTTATGGAAGTAACACCATTATTCGTATCGGCCTCGTTTGTTGTTTCTTTTTTAGGGGTAAAAACGAGTGTTGTATTATAAGCTAACAACAAACACACTGCTAGTGGATCAAATACCGAAATCAATGCGATGATGAACCATTTTACTACTTTTGTAAGTTCTACACCAAATTCATCCGCGATAAATTTGAAAGTTTGAATATCTTTCTTATTTCCATTTTGTATTTTTAATTCTGTAATTTGTTTATCGAATAATTGTAATTCATCTATATTTTTTTGAATCTTTTGGTTTTCTGATTCAATGTCTTTTTGATTTTGTTCTATGAAATCTGTAGTTTGTTGTTGTATCTGACGCAATTGTATTGGGTTTCTTGCAATTAATGAATTGGTCATACTTTCATTCAATCTGGATTCTTGACTGTTTCTCAAAGTGATTAGATTTTCAATTCTTTTCTTAGATGCATCAATTTTATCTTGAGAATATTTTTTCTGATCCATTATTAATGAAATTTTTTCCTCAGATATCTTGGTTTCTAACGCCGATTGTTGATACGCACCAGTTAAATAACCAAATATACCTGCACTGGTTATCATCATCAATACAATAACCGCCACAATCAAATATGTTTTTAAAAATAGTTGAGATTTTTGCCAGTATCTATATAGAAAGCTTGTTGCTACTAATTTACCTATCTCCAATGAACTTGCCATTATCATTGCTGCAATAGAAGAACCACTAAATAACATTCCAATTCCAATTATGCTAAAAAATGCTGCACAACTGGCAATGAATAATGACGACAAACCTACTATTTTTTCAAACGTGAATTGATATTTCATATTCATATATATGGCAAAAATAAAAAACCCTCCATTGTTTTGTAACAACAGAGGGTATTATATAAATATATAACCAATTACTTAATCGTAACTTTTCTTATTTCAGTCATCGCAGGTTTTACCTTATTGAGAGTAATTAATAAAATACCATTTTCAAAAGTTGCTGATACGGTATCTTTATCAATATTTTCCCCTAAAGTAAATGATCTACGAAAACTAGAACGTTTCAATTCTCGTCTAATATATTTTCCACCTTGAGAATCTGTAACATTTTTACTTTTACCTCCACTGACTGTAAGCACATTTTGTTCCACTTCAACATTTACATCTTGTTTACTTAAACCTGGAACTTCGGCTTCTATAACAACTTTATCACTGTAATCAATAACGTCTACTCTTGGATAAGACCCCTTTTCAAAAAAGTCTACACCAAATTCTTGGCTGAAATTAGGGACGTTTGCTTTAAAAAATTCATCGAAAATTTGATCAAATGGAGTTAAAAACTCATCACGATGAACTGCACGAAATAACGGATTAGTTTGATATTTTACTACTGACATATATTTTCCTTTCTTAAATGGTCTATTTTAGACCCATTTTCATGTATTCCTTTTGGGACATACAAGAATAATCGTTTTGATTATCTAATTTATATATATCAACAAAATTAAAAACTTTCAATTTTTTTATTGCCATTCGATAATAACTTGTCCATGCGATCCGCTTCCTCCATTTATTGAAGTTAATGAATAGAATGAACTTGCACCGCCACCCCCACCGCCTGGGAAATCTCCGTTATTGCCGAACCAAGAAGATGTTATTACTCCGGATGAAGAAATACTAGTGTTAAATAATCCACCAGCTCCACCAAAATAACATGCTCCGCCAGCTGAACCGGATACTACTGTTGATGTATATCCATCCTCACCACTTACAATTACACTACCTGAAGAAAGCGATCCTTTGCCGCCTGATCCACTGTTTGGTGTAGTTACCCCGCCACCGGCACCGTATCCACCGTCGGCAAGAACTATAATAGTGCTCGATGTCAAATATACATATGAATCTCCACCATCAATTCCACCACTTCCGAATGAAGCTGGGTTTCCTAAAGAACCTGTTCCTCCAGAACCTCCTCTTCCTACAATTACGGTTAGAATGTCAGATGATGCAGTTGGTAATAGATAGTAAGATTGTGCATATGCACCACCGCCTCCGCCTGATCCTCCTACGGAAGTTCCATAAGAAGTGGCACCACCGCCACCACCGCCAGCACCAATTGCGGTAATTCTAAGTAATAGAGAACCAGTTGTAGGTTGAGCCGAATATGGATCAAAATTACCTTTAAATCTAAAAGTATGTGTTCCAGGAGAAGAATATGAAACTTTTCTTGTTGGTGTAAAACTTAAAATACTAGAAGTCAATGAATAACTTGAAGATATCGAATTGTTAGACAATTGAGTAAGACTGCTAGTATATGCATATAAAGAATTAGTAGAATAATCTGATGTATCAGATTTTAATGCATGTGATGAAGATTCGTTATAACTTGCAGTTATCGAAAACGAAGATGATATTGATGTGTTGCTATAACTAGATGTTAATGAATAACTTGACGACGTGCTTTGATCTGAAACCAAAGATAAAGAAGATGATGTAGATGTAAAAGCGTAACTAGATACATTACTATAACTAGACGTTAATGAATAACTTGATGATGGAGCAAACGCCGAACTTACAGCCGTTAGTGAAACTAGAGATACTGATGATGTTTCAGCAAATGTTGTCAATGAAGAATAACTACTACTTATAGAATTTAACGCATTAGTAGATAAACTTGAAGAATCTGAAAATATAGAAACAATCGAATACGAAGATGTGGAGATATTTGGCCAATTTAATGATAATGCAATTGAGGATACAGATGCCGTATTTGATGATTCTGATGATACGGAATATGAAGCAGTTGATGAGTTTGGATATTGTAATGATTCTGCCGATATCGCAATAGATGACGTTGAACTAAACCCAATAACATTGCCTGTTAATGATCCCGTTACATTTCCTATTAATTCTCCTGTCAATGATCCGCTAAAACTGCCCGTCGAAATATTAACGATTAAATCAGACACGGATGCTCTATATGTAGTAAGAGAACTACTCTGAACGAGTGGAAAAAAATCTTCTCCAATCACTTGTCCTGGATATTGTGATAAATCGCTGATCTTTGGCATAATATATTATATATATCTTTGAGTTATTAAAATAATTAACATTTACTTGATAATGTTGTAGGTGGTTTTTCATCAGAAGAACCAGTCACGTTTGCAGGAGAAGAAAATGCAGCAAATGAAAATACTGCATTTTTCATATATTGTAATGGACTCTGACTTTGAGATGACAAATATCTTGATTCTTCCCACGCACCGCCATCCCAGGGTGTTTTGGTATAAACGAGATTGTGAATATAAATGATGCCGGAAGTATTAGAACAATTGACTCCCCAACATGATATATTTTTATTTATCTCTATACAATTGGTAACTATATTGACATCTTGAGAATAATCTGATGGTAGACATCCGCCTAAAGGAGAACAATCGGCTTTAACTGTTATATATAAATTGGTTGGAACAACCTTATCGTAATTAACTACGATCATACACCCGGGAAAATCATCAGGTTCTGTAATAAGTGATATTTTGGAAATATTATACCATGTCAATGGCAATACATTAAAATTTTCATCTATTTTAAATGAACAGTGTGCAAAACAGTCATTTACATTTGATAATATTGATTTTGCACGAAATGTTTTTTCAGAATATAATGACTGTGGTGCAAAAGATGCTGTTGTGGATGTCTTTGAATTTAAACTTTGATATGAATATGACATCGTAGTAACGTTATTTGCATCTAATAAAATAGAATTATCTGCATATGAACTTTTATCACTATGAAACGAATGATAAATTGTGCCGTTATTATCTGAAGGAATTATATATCTTGCTTTGTTAGATATGCTTGATGTCAATGCATATGAAGATGTATCAGATGTTTGCGTATATTTGATATTCGAATTGTAAAAAACATAAGATGCGGTTGTTGAATAATCGGAATTGTTAACAAACGAAGATGTGTTAGAATAAATTGAATAATCAGTTACACTTGATGTCACTGAATTTATAGAATATGATGATGTTCCATTTTGAGAAGAATAATTCAAATGGTTAGTATACAAAGAATTACTACTAGTAATCGACAACGAAGACGAGTCTATCGAACCTGTAAAAACGCCATATAAAATTCCATTATATGATCCTGTTCTAAACGTATTGAAGACATTCGATGACGTAAATGAATAATTGGTAAATTCAGATATGCTTATGTTTTTAGTTTCGGGTTTTCCGTCACTACTAGTGACATCCGTTACTACAATTAAATCATCTCCTTGTATTAAGGATAAAAGTAATTTTTTTAAATTTGTAATTTGATACGGCATATAAAATTATAATTTTGCACATCCTTGTATTAAATTAGATGTCTTGACAGTTTCTGTAAATGGTATTTTATTTGGCGTCGGTTCTCCAATTGTATTTGCAAACATTACCACTGAAATATTTGATCCTATTAAAACACCATTATATGCATTTGTTGGGTCACCATCAGCTACAGTTCCTACTCTCAGTGCAATTCCAAATTTATCATTTCCAATTGGAAATCCATAAGATCTATAAAAAAACGAAGTAGGAGTATACATTGGAAATCCATTCAATGCGATCTCAGATAAAACAGTAGTGGATTGTAAATTGACACCATTATTAATTGATACAGGCGGAGTAAAATATGATCCTGTAAATACAATCATATTAGAAAATGTTTTTGCCATTCCTATACCTGGATCGGCAATATTTTTATATTGATTTACATTAAAATGATATTTGACATTAGGAACACCATCAACAACTGAACCGGATAATATTACATCAAAATTAATATATGCAAATATCGTATTGTCAGAATTTTCTGCGAATTTTGCATTCAGAGAATATTCTACATTCTTTATATAATCCGCAGAGTCTGAGTAATCTGATATTGACGATGATATTGCAAATGATGCAGTAGATAGATTTACTGAAACACCATTTACATTTAATGCAGGATCGATTTCATAATCAGACACGGATTTTTTGATGACGCCGTTATCTATTAATCCTTTGGCATAAGAAGAAGAAACTGAAAATTCCGATAATATAGAATTATAAATTTTTCCATTATATTTTCCGTCAAATATTAAATAATCTGCAGAATTTGAATATCCGGCTATTGAAGAATCGGAAGAAACATTTGTGGAATCGGAAGATTTATATATTAAAATATCTACATGAGATGAAGATATACTTGTATCTGAAAGAACAGAATATGAAGATGTTAAACCAACACTTGAAGATATAGAATATGAGGCAGAAACTGAAGATACGGAATATGAAGATGTAGAATTATTAGGATAATTTAAATAATTTGAAAAATCTGAATTCAAAGATAAAACAGAAGAAGTGGAATTTGTTGATTTTCCATAATGATTTCCGACAAAATCTCCAACAAAACTTCCCGTTTTTAAATCAGTATATAATCTTGATGAGGTCAAAACGTATTTCGCCAAATCAGATACTAACAAAGCTTTAGTTTCTTTTTCACTGACATCTTGTGAAAATACAAGATCAATATCTGATACGGTATTTTTAATTAATTCATTAAGAGTTGATAATTGCATATTAGTTATCTCTTGTCAATTGATAGATGTTTAAAAATCCGTCTCCACCAAATAGATATTGGTCATCACTTATTTTAGAACTACATTTAACATTTATAGTAGAATCGATATCTCCAGAAGTATAAGGTGTATATGTGCCTATGGAATAATTATAATACGAACCACTGTCAAATGAGTTATATCCTACGACAATAGATGAAGAATTTTCTGCAAATATATTATTAAAAGAACTCTGTTTATTAGTAATTAACTGGTTTGTTTTATTATTTCTAGGCAAAATAGTTTCAAATTTTATAGGATTCCAATTCCACATATTTGGATTTAAGTCTTGACCGGACGGTGGAACTGTGCATCCCAAAATAAAAGATTGTCTTGTATTTTTATAATCAGAATGTCCTGTCATAATTATAAATTTATTAACTGTGTTATTTGCATTTACAATGTCCAGAACATTTACGCTATTAATTTTAGTTGGATATAAAATTGAGGATTTAAGATTGAAATTATCGGTTCTGACTATATAATCAATTCTGTGCCATTTCTGTCCACTGTCATTTGTATATAAAACTACTCCGTTATCTCCTACAACTATAGCTTTTGTAGAATCTATTTTTGCAACATCTGTAAACACTGTGGAATTTATACTAATAGTTCTGGTAATTTCATCCAAAGATACGCCGCTAGGTAACTTAGTTGGATCTGTCACCGTTGATCCCAACTTAACATTTTGTGTAACAGGAATTGTGCCAGCAGTAGATTGGTTTGGCGCACTTGTTGTAGTAACGTCGGACGCAACATATATAGGCAAAGTAGGATTACTTAATGTATAAGAATCACCACGAACCAATATATACTTTTTATCTGTCAATCCCACAGCTGATACTAAATTTGTTAAAGACGCATTAGTATAAGATTTAAAAATTGGAGAAGTAGGATTAAAAATAGATCCTTGATAATCCGAACCAGTATAGTTGTTAATATATGTCGAAGATGTATATATTAATTTATTAGCGGAGATTCCATAATAATCTCCTGATACTTCATTATATCTAACTTGTTTTAAATCTTGAATAATATCTGATGATTCAGATCCTGTTCTAGGATAATGTATAGATGTAACTGTTAAATTTGAACCTGTCGAAGTAAGTATTTGTCGGTCATTTGAGTCATTCGATTCTGCCATCAGAATTAAATTTTTATCACTGTTTTTTTGGTGAGCAATCGATACAACTTTATTATAAATCCCAGGAGCAGTAGAATTTTGAGATATATTTATTTTACTTTTATTTATGGGAAAATCTGATACCGATTTGAAAAATTTTAAAGAAGTGACTCCGAGTGATGCAAGATTGTTTAGTTTCTTGACAAATTGACTCAATGTTGATTGTGGACCTACGTCTATAAAATTGTTAACATTACAAATTGTTTGCGCAGAAATGTATGTTCCGTTTAAATATTTTTTCCAATATAATGGACCTGTATTTGAAACTGCACCATCATCATTGCCAAAGAAATATGCAATCAATGCACCACCACCGGCTGCGAGTAATATATAACCGGCCACATTTAAAACTGCTGCAATTGTAGCAAAAAACGCAGGTAATGCGGCAAATGCAAAAATTCCGCCGATTAGACCTGTAGCGATTGCAACTACTAATTGTGCCCAACCCGCCTTCTTTTCTTCTTTATAACATGTATAATGTGTAAATCTTATTACATAACCTTCTTTTCCACATGGAAATACGGTTGTATTCCATACGGGAACATTAACGGAATTTGTGGTTAAATTATTATTTTGTAACTGAACAGAACCAATTGTTGCTAAATTCATACTTTCAGCAAACTTTTCATCTTGTAGATCAATTAACGGTTTATTTTTATATTTTACATAAAAATCTAAATAATAATTCCCAACTTTACCAGCAGATATATTTTTTATATTTTTCCACGAAATTGGAGTTATATTAATATTATTGTTATCATCAACTTCTACGGAAAATTCAACAGATGAAAATAGTCTTGGAACCGTTTCCTCTGCAACATCCGAATAATTAGAAGTAGAAGATGTTATTGCAGTAGAACACTCTTTTGTATAAAAAGAATACTTAGAATTCTTTGATAAAGCGGTTTGAATACTTGAACTTAATGCAAACTCTGTCAATAAATTATCAGTTTTTAATGAATATATACTTCTCTCGGCAAAACTTGAACTTAATACAGTTCCATTATTTTGTCCGTAGTAATTTAAATATGATGATGTTAACGATTCGTCTGAATGTAGAGAACGAGACGCAAAATTAGAACTCAAAGAATGATTTGACGATGAATTTAATGTATACGATGATACATTAGATCTTGAAGATGATATCGAATAAGATGAAGATACCGAGTATGAAGATGATAACGAATAGCTACTATCATTTGTTATAATAGAAAGAGATGCCGTTCCATTTACATTTCCGTCAAACAACAATTTACTTGAAGTCAAAGATAAGTTAGATATCTGAGACAAAGAAGATGTATTTGAATTGCCTTTTAAATTTCCATAAAAACTACCAGTAAAAGATCCAGTTAATAAAAAATCAAGTTTAGAATTAATATAAGATACCAATTCCGAAATCTCAATATTTTTAGTTTCTTTAGCACTTACATCGGTAATAAGTGCTAAATCACTTCCCGATAAGGAAGTTTTCGTTAAAGAATTTAGATCTGAAATAGTCTTTTGACCCATAAAAATATATATATTTATAAATATATATTAGGTCAGCTTTTTTATTTTTTTAATGATATAAGCAACTAATCCGCTTCTAACAACATCTTCTTCAGTGAATTTAAAGACATGTATACCATTATCTTTACTTTCTTGATCATCAAATAGATTCATGACCTTAGAAAAACCACTTTTACCGTTAATATCACTTTGATCTGGATCTCCTAGTATAAATACCCTACTAAACTCTCCTATTCTGGTTATTAATGTAATTAATTCCTTTTGAGTCATATTTTGAGACTCGTCGGCAACAATAACCTTTGCATTCCAATTTAATCCTCTCAAAAATCCAATTGGAATACTATCAATACGTTCTTCTTTTTCAAGGAAATCAATGTTGCTTTTAGGTAATAATTCTGACAACTTTTCTAAAAGGGGTTGTATATATGGTGACATTTTCTCATGGGCTTCACCAGGCAAAAATCCTATCTTATTTTCGGAACTTTCAACTGCACTTCTTAGATATAATAAATCACTTACTTTCTTTAAATTCATCAATTTAAGAGCCGCATATATAGACATATAAGTCTTACTTGTTCCGGCGGGGCCACTAACAAACATCATTTTCGTATTTTTATCTAACGCAACTTCTAAAAATTGTTTTTGTTTTTCTGTTAAATCTCTGTCAAATATCGATAACTCATGTTTTAATTTTGACCGTTGATATATTTTTGGACTAGTATCAATTGGAATTTCATTTGTGTTTTCTGGTTTTACTTTTTTATTTTTTTTCATGCGGTTTTTTGTTAGTAAGAATTCTCTTCAGTTTGGTTTCTACTAATTTAACTCTAGCACATAACTCATAATTTTCAGTATCAATATAATACTTGAAAACGTTTTCCAAATTTTCCATGAAACTTTCCAAAGGAATTGTTATCACAAAATCTGAATTTTTAAATGAAAATACTTCTACAAAACTTAAATTTTTATTTAATGCATATTCTATAGAAGAAATTACTTGTTCTGTCATTTGGACTTTGTGGTTCTCAATATGATATTCCATTTCTCCAAAGTCAGAAGGCAACATGTAAATTTTATATTTGAATGCTTTTTTAGGCATACAGATATAAATATCATATATACATGAAAAAACGCCGTCAAAGTTAATTGACGGCGTTTATTGTTATTAACAATAAATTGTTGTTAAATATTACTTTTTCTTTTTCTTTAGAATCTTCTTTGACTCGACTGGTTGATCTGGAGTCTGCGAAGGAATGGAATTAATTAGTTCGGCAAGTCTAAATTTAGCAGTAGACTTCCACGCACGTTTAGTAAACTCTGATGCCCATTCATAAGTTTTTCCTTTGAGGAGAAGTTCAGTGACTTCTTTTTCTGATTGAGCATGTTTAAT